GGGAACGTAGACGCTGAGTTGCTGCGTGTGGTGAAGCAGCTAAAAGAGGTCTTGAAGAAAAAGGAGTAAAAGATGATATGTCCTAAGTGTAACGGGAAAGGGTTCATAGAACTGGAGCACGGGATATTCACGCGGTCATGCCGAGAATGTAAAGGCACAGGTGAGGTTGGAGAAATTATCGGTCTGGATATGGTTAATAACCCCTTATTATACGGGATAGACAGTTATATACCACCGGAGGCGATAGAATCAATAAAACTACCAGAGGGGTTCGATTTAGGGGGTGTAATTGACAGTAGTAGCGGAACTGACACAGATAATATCACTACTCGAGGCGGAGATACCAGCCTCGCCGCGATCCCCCAGAAACAAAAAGCTCGCAGTAAAGCTAGAAAGAAAACTCGCTGAGTATTTTGACAAGCTGGAGAAATCCTTCCCTTATTATCTTCTAGGAAAATTGTATAGCGAGTATGTAGAAAAGGAATAAATGCCACTAAATAAAGACATTGAGAATATACTGGATCCGCTGTTAGCCACGTTTAACGAGACCCTAACCACTACACTCGACGGGCAGTTAGCCGAGGTCTATCTATCCGGCCAGGCTGAGATGATAACCTGGGGTAAGACCAAGGGCGGCATACCGATAACTTACGAGGGGCCACCAATATCAAACGCTGTCAAGTGGGCTAACCAGCACGGGGCCAAACTGGTGACTCAGATGGATGAGGAGTCTAAGCGGAGGTTAGCCAACGTCATCTCACAGGGGATAGAGAATAAGCGCGGGATACCGGGGATTAAGAGGGACTTAAAAACAACTTTCTCTGATATGTCAAAACACCGTTCTGAGTTAATCGCCAGAACAGAAACCGCCGATGCCCTAAGTACGGCATCTTTAGACAATATGAAGGATATGGGGGTAGACGGTAAGGAGTGGGTAACTGCCGGCGATGACCAGGTAAGTGATGAGTGTGAGGGGAACGAGGCAGAGGGGGTTATCCCTGTAGGTCAGGCTTTTAGTGGTGGCGTTATGGCCCCTCCTCAACATCCTGACTGCCGGTGTGTTATAGCCCCGGCCTTTCTCAAGTAACAACACTGACGAATCACGCTAAGCCATATTATACTATGTATACATACATAGTATAACGACAAAATGTGTGTTTGTCAATTACCACTGGCCTTTCTTAAGTAGTATAGCACTCAAACAGTTTTTAATCGCCCAGATTTGGATTGTAGGAGGAACATTATGGGTGAAGAAAGATATAATGGCAATAAAGAGATGGAGCAACTTGTTAAGGGGATTAGTTCATGCATTAAAGGGTTGAGATTAAAGGATGTTAGTTACGATTACGCTTTTGGCTTAACATTACATTTTGAAAACGAGTTGATGGTTAATATTTATAATACTGCTATATTCGGGCAGGAAGATGGTTGCAAAATAGTTTTAGAGCAAATGGTAGACATGGATACCGAGTCGGAGCATTTAGTAGTTATTGCAGAAGCCGAAGATTAAGAATTAGATTTATATAAACCTATTATTATTCCAAGGTAGTTAGGGCGGTCATTGAGGGGCTGCGATGGCTGGACGGCGCCGTGATAAACTTCGGAATGCCCATAGCTGAAAAACCGAGCGGCAGCGACCTGAGCCGCCCTTTCTATTACCCAATTTCAGGAGGTTTGAATTATGTCAAAAGTTAAAGAAGCCACTCACCCCCACGGCGAGCATACCTGCATCTGTTCTGAGTGTAAGCAAGAGATAACTGTTGCGGAAAACGTAAAGTGCAATACGCAGGTGTGTTCTGAGTGTGGGGCGCCTATGGTAGCCCAGACAGCCGGCGAGCGCAGGGAGTCACTGAATATAAGTGACGATAGTAAAAAGACCCTGTTGCAGTCAGCCCTAATCGATGAATACAAGATAAAGCCTGAGAAGATCATCCCCAAGAACTTGTCTATAGATGAGGTCTTTGCCGACAGGGTTATATATGACGTTGACGGGCAGCTCTATGAGGCCAGCTACGAACTTGACGAGAAGGGAGTGGCTACATTCAGCGACCCTAAAAAGGTAATAAGCACCCGAGTCTTTTCCGCTATGGAATCGTTACAGACTACCTACTCCGAGATTATACAGGAGGCGGGCAAGCGTAACGCAAACCTGGACTCAACCCGTATCAAGAAGATAGTTGAGCTATGCCAGGAGTTACTATCGTCTGAGGCGTTTGACGAGGAGAAGACTACAGAGGCGCTAACTGAGGCAACCTCCGCTCTGGAATGGCTGAAATTACAGGAGGCCACCAAGACAGAGGACGGGCAAGCTTATCCCGCCTCCGCTTTTGCATATGCTCCTGATGCAGAGAAACCGTCCGGGTGGAAACTCAGGCTATGGGAAGACCCGGAGAAGAAAGTCACTAGGGCACAGTTAGGACGGGTGGCAGCGGCACTCAGCCCCGGTGGATTCAGAGGTCAGAAGGTCGCTATAGCGGCGGCTGATTTACCGGCTGTTAAACGTAAGATAAGGGCAGAATACCGGAAACTGGATGTAGACGATGAAGACATTCCGCGATGGGTTAATGAAGTAATGACCCGTGAGCCGATAGGCCGTATAAATGGTAGAAATTATCCGGGTAGTTATGTCCCACTGACCGAGGCAAAGGCGTTTGATGACAAAGGTCGTGCGACTGTTATTGTCATTAAGGCTGGTTTTAACGCAGACAAATCCAGATACTATCCAGCGGAAATGCTGAAACGTGATTACAAGGTGTTTGAGGGTTTGAAGATGTACGCGGATCACCCGACGGCCTCTGAGGAAAAGGAATTACCCGAAAGGTCGATGAAATCCACTGGATTTGTTGCTAGATTAATGGATGTAACGTGTGACGAGAACGGGACTGTTACCGGTGTGGCGGACATCATAGAAGATTGGCTGATGAGGAAACTGGCTAACATGCGAGATAAACAGATGCTTTCAGAAATGGGCATCAGTATCAATGCACTAGGCCGGGGTTCTAAATCTACCATCGAGGGTGTCGAGACTATGGTAATAGAACAAATAACAGGGGCAAGGTCAGTTGACTTTGTGACCGAGCCAGGGGCAAGCGGGATAGTTACACTCTACGAATCCGATAGAGATACAGATGTAGACCTAATCGAATTACAGGCGCTTAAAGAGCGCCGGCCTGACCTGGTAAAGGCGCTGGAGAGCGCGGTCAGGGAAGAAGTTAGCAAGGAGGTAAAACACGCAATGGAACTGGAAGAAAGAGTCAAGGAACTGGAGGGCCAGGTAACTACGGTTACTACTGAGAGGGACGAACTCCAGGGCAAGATTACTGAGGCTGAGAAGGAAAAGGCAAAGGCCGAAGCACAAGCCGCTATTAAAGAGGCTGTAGACAAGGCTGAATTGCCGTCCGCTGCCAAAGAAAGGCTACTGGAGAGGTACAAGGATGCCGAGACTGCCGAGGGTATAGCGGAAGCGATTAAGTCCGAGGTGGATTACATCGCCAGGCTGTCAGAGGCGGGCAAGGTCAAGGGACTGGGCGGCTCGACCCCGAATCCTGAGAAGGATACGAACGCACTGAAAGAGTCGGTCAAGAAACTACACCCGGAATATACGGATGCTCAGGTTGAGATATTCGTTACCAGGCGATAAGTAAATAACCTAGGAGGTAAAACATAATGCCAGGAGTAACAGCAGGAATTTATGCCGGCAGTTTAGATGCCGGTGATCAAGTGTCCTCATCTGATGAGGGCAGAATACTCACAGCTCGCGAGGACGAGCTAATACACCCTAAACATGCAGACGGATTTGTCGATGTGCGTGACCCGGTTATCATTTGCGATGCTGGTGCCCCCACTACTTACGGGGTGGTTGTTGGTGTAGCACGTATCTCTGGTGTTTCAGCCTCACAATTCATCACTGTTGACACCGAGGGAATCTTTAACCTTACCGTTTACGGTGAGGATGACGACGGAGACAGAGCTATAGAATTTGGCGACCAGCTTTATATCAGGGCTGGAGCACTACCCGGAGTCGCCGAGGCTGATGGTACTGGTGACGCTGAAATCAGCAAGATAAGCAATAGCGTTGTTCAGGTTCCGTTTGGTGTTGCCTATGGCAGTTTAGTGGCTGGTGGAGCAGGTGTTATTGCTGTCAAGGTTCACAAGGAAATCATCTTAGTCGGTGGAGTTGCCGATAAGGGGCTTGACCACGTACAAGGCACTACAACCAACCCGATAGCATGGGGAGTTACGGGCGACCATATCAAGTCAATGGTTTTCGAAGTCGGTGTCTTAACTGACTACATTAACGCTAACCGTATCCACATGCTGACTACCGATGATATTACTGCTGGTGGTGTTTATAACATCTACTCGCGGCAGGATATCAAGCACGACGTACAGAACATGATAGGCATACATGCCTTGGGTTATGTGACGCCCGACGTCCCGGCGGACTTGGCTATTAACCAAATACTTGCAGTATCGGGGCAGGTGTATATTAACAACCCCGGACAGACAATCACCCTGAGTGACCAGATGGCTTGTATCAGAGCTACGATGGACCAGGATGCTACCAGTGCCATCACCGCTTCAGTGCCCGGCACCAACGGTAAATTCATAGGCGTGTCCGTCTATATGAACGGTCTGGAGCACGACAATGGCGGAGACTCCATTGGTATCCAAGTAGACCAGGGCGGTGGGGGTACGTCTTATCCGGACTACGGCATACGGGTCAGGTGCGAATCTGCCAATGCATTAGTTGGCATTCAACTAGAGACATTAGCCGTCGATTCTGGCTACGGTCTCGAATTTGAGGACAGTGGTGGTTTCTACTACACTGCCCTGATGCGCTATGACGGTGTCAATGCTCACGGCTACTTCCTGACCTTGACTGCCGCATCAGGTGCTGAGGACACCGCCATTCCGTTTGATACCGCTACTTGTGACCAGACAGCCGACAAGAGGCTTCGCGTAAGGTGTGAAGGCGATACAACCGACAGATATATTTACCTATATCCGATTTAAGTAGAAACAAGTAAATAAAAAGGAGAAAAAATAATGCGTAAACTAAATCTTAAAAACTACACGGTCAAGGTAGATACTCAAGACAAGATGAATCCAGGCCAGTTAATCAAGGCTGAACTCCCTTATCAGGTCAAAACTTCACTCTTAAATCTAATGTTCATTCCCGATTTGCAGTTGAACGGTGCCGAATTGGTCAAGCAAAACGTGCTGGCTATGAAGCTAGAACAATGCAAAGAGGATGAGATTCTGTTGGAGGATGAGGAATATAACAGAATTAAAAGAGCAATAGATACCTTCAAGGGCTTTGGCCGGAACGATGTAGAACTCGTGACACGCATTAACGAGGCGGAGGTGGTAGAGGTGGAACTAAAATAAACACAGGAGGATAAAACCTAATGTCTGAAATGATGAAACTAATGGAAGACTGGAACGGCTATGTAGCCCTTTCAGATATCCAGAGAGGTAATGGTTACGAGTTACTGTTAAAGGAAACCATCGAACTGCTCGGTAATACTAATCACCTTCCAGCCCATCGGCACGAATATCTAATCAGGGAAGCAATGACTACATCTGACTTCCCGTTGATGTTTGCCGATGTGACGGACAGGTCGATGATGGCATCCTACCAGGCTATTGACCCGGAGTGGAAAAAATACATGCGGGTGAAGACTGTCAATCGCCTCTATCCATGGGTAGGCGGGAAAAGATTTGCTATTGCCAACTCCGGCATGTACCTGGGCGAAGTAGCAGAGAAAGGCGAGTACCTCGCGCTCAAGAAAACGGAATCCGCTTATGATGTCTATGCGAGGAAATACGGCAATCAGATTGACATTTCATGGGAAGCAATGTTGGCCGATAAACTCGGCGCGCTGAAGGACACTCCCGCTGAATTTGCTTGGCTGGCTGCCAACACGGAGCATTACCGGGCTGTAAGTGCCTACGCTAACAATGTGGGCACTCATGCCGGGGGTGATTTGTATGAAGTCGGTGCTGGGCTTAATGCCAACACGCGACCTCTTACGATTGCAAACCTTGAGGCCAGTGTGGCTGATATGCAGGCTATCAGGCATCCCAGTGGGCAGCCAATACGCAACCGGCCTAAATACCTGGTTATATCGGATGGCGGGTTGGAGTTCACCGCGTTGCAAATCTTACACTCAACGGAAAAGTACAGATTAGCGACCGGAGATACTGACGCAGTTCTCGGCCCCTATCCGACAAGAAATGTTATAGC